ACTAAGTTGGCGAAGGGTGTTAGACCGTTCACCAAAGAGGACGATCAGCGACAACGGACAGATGCTCCGTTCTCAGAGGTACCAAGTAAGTTCCTTGAGGGCATCTTATCCATTCCCCCAGGACCCGCAAGGCAGCAGGCTATTCTGCGCTCTGCTTACACCAAAGATTGACATTCAGAAAGGAGGGTTTAAGTGGCCCAACGAGTTGTGTTGCCAAGGGATGCAGTGATCGACCGGTTCCAGAAGGTTATCAACGGAACCACTGCTCCCGATCGCCGCAGGCATGGTTACCTGTCACGTAGCAGAGCAAAGCGCACTATTGATCTGTTCAAAGCAGCATTCTCGAACCCGATGAGTGCTGAGGATCTTACAGAAGATCTGCGCAAGAATGTTACGGTTGCTACGGGATTGACTTATTACGATCTCCGTGCCCCCGCCCTCAATCTGTTCCCAACGGTCACTCCGTTGCGTAATGCGATTCCCAGGATGCAACGTATGTATCCAGGTGATGCGGCTCACTGGAAGGCTGTAACAAGTACGATCGGTTCTGGCCAACCCTTTATGGGTTGGGTGCCGGAAGGTCGTCGTTCTGCTTCCATGAGTTACACGACATCCAATAACTCACTTCCTTACATGACGCTCGGTGAGGAAGATAGCTTGACTGAGGAAGCCCGCTTTGCGGCAATGGGCTTCGAGGACGAGGACGCGCTTGTCCAGTTGCGTCTGTTGCTGCGTACGTTTATCAAAGAGGAAGCAGGCATCCTTGGTGGTAATAACTCCATCCAATTGGGAACGCCCGCGCAGCCAGCAACCTCAGCCTCGACAGCATCTGGTACACTGACATCATCGGCCGACTATTACGTCAAGGTCGTTGCACTGACAGAAGAGGGGTTCCTCAACTCGTCGATCGCGAACGGTATTGCTGCCGCGTTGACTATTACTGGTAACGATGGCCTCACCTATGTTTTGAATGGTGGGTCGTCCAATGTCTCATCGGAGTCGTCAGCACAAACCGGTTTGTCTGGTGGTGCTGGTACGTTGTCGATGACTGTTACTCCAGTTGTTGGTGCCGTTGCGTATGCTTGGTTCATTGGTACAGCGTCAAACGCTGAGACATTGCAGGCTATCACAACGATCAACAGTTATGCTCAGTCTGTTCCACTGGTTACAGGTCGCCAGGTGCAGACAGCGATTACTGCTGACTGTTCTGCAAACCCGAACTATGCTTTCGATGGAATGCTGACGTGGGCATTTAAGCCTGCATCGAATGCCTATGTCAATACGTTTGCTACGGGTACAGCAGGTGTTGGCACGTTCCTCACCTCGTCTGGTGCTGGTGGTGTCAACGAGATTGATATGCTACTGAAGGGTATGTGGGATAGTTCGTTGCTGTCCCCGACGGTCGGTTATGTCAACTCCCAAGAGTTGCGGAACATCACGAACAAGACGTTGAACGGTGCATCTGCTCCATTGCTGCGTTACTTCACGGAAACGGATACGACTGGTACGGCTGAGTACAAGTTGACGGCCGCAGGTGTCGTTGCCTTTTACTTCAACCCGTACACTCCAGATGGTGGTGTGAAGATCCCGATCAATATTCATCCGAATTTGGCACCGGGCACTACTTTGTGGTGGGCAGAGCATCTTCCGCCGTGGTACGTTTCTAACTCAGTGCCGGAAAGTGCTGTGGTACAGACACGACAGGACTATTACGCAGAAGTCTGGCCCAAAACGACTAGAGCCCAATACTACGGCGTGTACTGTCAAGAGGCCCTTGCTGTTTACGTTCCATTCGCTATGGGGCTTCTGACGAATATTGGTAATGGATAGGTGTATTTACTAACATTGAAGGGGCAGATCATCAGGACATAGTATAAAAGTCATCATGGAATGGGGGCCTCCTTATGGCAAACTTGGTTGATCTGCACGGACGACAGATGGGTGATTGGACCGTGGTAGGGCGCGCCCCCAGGCCCGTAACAGTAGATCCCAGGAAAACCAATGCCTACTGGCAATGCCGTTGTGTTTGCGGAAGAGAAAAAGCGGTGGATGGTTGGAACCTACGATACGGAAGATCTGTCCGTTGTTCGAGTTGTGCTCAAAAGAAAGTAGTCCAATCTAGGAAACTGAACAGTGTTCCCCAGGATCATGCGACACGTGACCGTAAGAGTGTTACAGCTTGTAGCGGTTATTGAAATATGTGCACTTCTGGTTGTGGTCTACTACGTGCTAGAGGGGCTGTAAAGAAGCATGACTGTTAAACCAACCATTATAACACCATCGCCGGATCTGACGTACATAACGCCTGGTGTCGGTTCTATCACTGACGCATCTGGTAATGTTTTTACGATCACGGCAGCAGGTGCTGCGACAGAGGCTATTGGTGGTGCCAACCCAAAGGCTCTGGTTGGTGGGGAAGGAACCAATGCGATTGAGTATTCTGATTCTGTTGTCTATTTTCAGGACGCCAGCTCTCTCACTTGGTACACGTGGACAGGGGTTAAGTTTACAATTGCTGCTGCACCACCAACACCGACAGATTTGGTTGGGCAGGAGACTTTGGCAGGCGTGAACAAACTGCTGACGCTACAAGCCTCCGACACGGCTGCTATCAGAGCAGACATTGCTGCTCTATCCTCAACGCAGTCAGCAAACACCAAGACGCTTGCTGCAATTCAGGCGTATCTCACGGGGCAAGTGGATTGAATAAAGACTGAGTATAGGGTAAGGTCAGGTTTTGGATATTCCTTGTTGGAGAACTAAATGTCTGGTACAGTAACACCTGATCCGAACGATCCCAACCCAGCCCTGAGGGCAGAGCTTCTTGCTGCAGAAGGAGTGTTGGCACCGGAGATCCGTGGGTTGCACGCAATCCGCGTGATTAATGCAACTAATGATCCACAAGGAGTAGTGGTATCCCCAGACTTGCTTGCCGTTGTTACTCAGCAGATAACAGTTAGGGAGCGTCGTGTTGCTTTGCTTGTAGCAGTATTGAATGCTCTCGATGCTGTTATAACAGCAAGGGACTCACTTGAGGCTGATGGATATCCAAATCTATCAGTCGCAGTAGTCGATGGAACACTGTTCTCAGAGATACAAGGGGAGCAGAGTGACCTACAGGCGGCTATTGCGGTCTTTGCTACTAATCAGATCGTCGCGGGGCAGATGACTCTGACGCCTAACCCAAGCCCGCCGACTAATCCTGGCCCTTAACCTCGAGAAGGAAGCAGTCCTATGGCTAATGTGGGAATCATGTTTGATAAGATCGGGTTTCTCCCGTTGACGTTGACTGAGACAGTCGCGGGAGTGACTACAGTTGTTCCGACGCCTCCAGATGATGCTTTTGCTGTCGTATCCAGCGGTGCTAGTCTGGCGATGACCATCGGTGTTGATCCTGGTGGTTCGGGCGTGACTGGTGTTATCTTGACTCCGCAGGTTATGCTGAGTGATCCGACCAACAGTGGTGGTGGTTTCACTGGAAATGTTACTGATTCCAGTGGTGATGTCGCGGTGGTTATCGGCCCGTTCGATATCACGGCAGAGCCTGTCATTCCGAATATCACGGCAGGAACGTTGAGCTTCACTGCAAATCCTACGCCCCCGACGGCTCCGGGGCCGTAATAAAAGCCTGATCTTAGGGGGCGTGTGTTCTCTAAAGCGCATCGCCCCCGCAGATTGGTGCGCCGTTGGTTGCAGCAGTGGAGAACGAGAAAGATGAACCGCGTGCGTGTTAAGTCTGCTGATCCAACAGCCACACTCTCGCTCGCACTCTACGATGATAAAGATGAGTACGGTTGCTATACGATCAACTTCAAAGATATAACCATGGCTGAGTCGCATGGGTTTTACTTGTGGCGGCCCCATCACCAAGCTGCAGCTGATGCGGCCATTGCCGCGGGGCAGGCAGGGGGCAAGGGCACAGGGCCGGCCCATGATAGCGGGCGAGGCTCAAAGGGTCCTGAGGACCCTGGGATAGGGCAGGACGAGGGTGCTAAAGCCCGCCTGCGGCAGCGGTGAATACAAAGTTAAGACGGGCAATTGAAGCAGTAGGACACGCACGGGTCGCCGGTAAGATCTTCGATGACGAAATAGCACGTGCTGTAATAGAAGCACTGCGGGAACCAGGGGCACCGACTAGCGGTATCCATCCATACCTTCGTCCTAGAGACGAGCAATGGAATGCCATGATCGACATAATCCTCCAAGAGGGATAGGGTAGATGACAACGCTTGTTGACGATAGTGGTATAATCCAACCGGGTGACGTTGTTGTCTCATCCATTTCTGTTTCCGGTGGGACTATTTATGCGGCAGTAAGTCGCCCACAGGGAGCATCGGGCGCGATCTCGGCTCCTGCATTGTTATTTCAACCAGAAACGATCCCTGCCCCCACCCGCCCTCTCAAGTTGACTGATGCGAAGGCAGACACAGGAGCAGTACTGACTGCCACTGCCACCGGTGGTGCAATGGGTATTTCGCGTAGTGCTGGTACCTCACTTGCGTTGGTAAATGAGGCGACAAGTAGCAGTGCTAAAACCGATACCGCTAACTGGGAATTTGTCCTGCCTGATACTTATGTAGCAGGTACTAACATTCCGTTGTTGATTGAGGCTGCAATTACTGGTGGTGGAACACTAACTGCCGCTTCTTGCACTGTGACGCCTACAGTTTACACGGAGTCGGCAACAGGCCTTGAGGCGTCAGTATCAGTATCAGCGGCGCAGCAGATCGTTGCTGCTGGGTCAACGTTAACGTTCACCATTACCGGCACCGGTCTTGTTGCGGGTCAACGGTTGTGGTTGAATGTATCCGTGTTGGTTACATCAGCATCTGGTGCTAATACAGGGCGTGTCAACAGTGTGGCCTTCCAGGCTTAAAACGGAACAGGAGAAGCTCCCATGCAAAATCTGAACAATCTGCACAGCCTGGGGCGTATCCAGGACGTCGTGATTAATGCACCAGTTGCGTCATCGGGCACGTATATTGTTGCTAACGTAGCAGCAACGTCCGTGGCACTTACGATTGCACACCAGCCAGATGTTTGCCGAGAACTTTCATGGACGCTTGCACCAGGTGCGGCCGCGATCTCGGCAGGAACGTTGACGATTGTGTACTTGAATGAGTTGGGTGTCACCCAGACGGATGTGTTTAATCTGGCGACTGCATCAGGCGTCTCGTTGTCTGGTGTAACGACGCATGGTTGTCAGGCTGCTGGTTTGACCTCAGCAACTATTGCCTCAATTGCGGGTGGTTCTTCACCAACAATCCAGGTGGGTGTCAATACAAATCTTTGTCTTGTTCCGCCAACAGCACTAGAGCTTGGGTCAACGAGTGCGCAGATTGGGTATGCTGCGGATTGCGTTATCTACACTGTCCAGTACGGGACGGCACTTAATACGGCAACGCTTGACCAACCACCGGCCGCAGTGCAGAACAACAATTTCAAGTTCACACCGAACACTGTTCCTAACGCCTCGAACAACTATTACATCAAGGCTCAGTTCCTGGGTGGTGGCGCTGTTTGATTCCATGACAGTCTTCCTGGCTGATGACTTTACATCCATCGCATCAGAAAGAGCAAGGATGCGCAGGGAAGAAGGTCTTCGGGATGATAACTGGAAGACTGCGAATGGCGGGGACCTCGATGCGCTTGCTGCTGGATATGAGATTTACCGCACCCCTTTTGAAAGTGATTACGCACTTAGGGGGCGCGTAGAGAAAGCGGCGGATCTTATTCGTTCAAAGCACTTCATTTATGGCTGATCCGCGTGACCTTACCGATCTTGCTACGCTTAAAGCCTTTCTGGTGCCTGTGTCCACCACTAGTTCGTCTGATCTTGTACTAGCCCAATTCATTACTGCAATCTCAAATCAGGTACACGAATTCCTCTCGCGTAAGTTGCTAGTCGAGTCTTATGTTGAGCTGCGGAATGGGAATGACAGGCGCTCCATAAGAACGAAACACTGGCCGATTATCAGTGTGTCTGCTGTTGTGGTTGACGGATACACTGTTCAACCTGCTATTGGGCCAACGGGTCCTGGTTATGTGTTCGATGACAAGTACATCCAACTCCGTAATGGATACACAGGCGGTAGTGGATATGGTTCATCAGGCACATTTGGTTATCGGGGTGGTTGTGGTCCTGGTGTCAACTATGGTGTCAAGAACGTCTCACTGAGTTACGTTGCTGGTTACATTACCCCGGGCCAACTCGCTATCAGTAATCTCCCGACCTGGGAAGCAGCAACAAGTACTCCCATTGGGATGCAGATTCTACCAGGCAATGGATACTTCTACAACTGCATAACAGCTGGGACAACTGGTTCCGCCCAACCTACCTTCCCAACCGTTATTGGTCAGACGGTAAATGATAACGGAGTTGTTTGGTTAGCCCAAGGTGCATATACAACACCACCACCTGGTGCATTGTTGCTTCCTCCTGATCTGACGACGGGAACATTGGAGCAGGCTGCTTATCATTTTGTCTCCAGGGCACGTGTTGGCGTCACCTCGATAGGTGAAGGGCCGCAGAGGGTTGGATTGCTGGTGAGGGACATAGCACCTCTCGCAAAAACATTACTCATGCCTTATAAACAAGTGGTGCCGATTGGTGATTGGTCGTGAGTATATGTCAATTAAGCCCCTTGTGGGGCTAACTAGTACGACCCGGAGCGGTTGTATAGCTGCCAGTCGCTTGTTGACTGGAGATGGACGTTTCCTCCCTTTAAACTTCCCGGTCTGCTTAACACCAGACTGGGACTTTTTTCGGGCGTAGATAAAATGGGTGATGTGGACGTTCGCATTACCGACACAGGAGTTGAGGCCAAGTTACGCGAAGTCACCCCTCAGATTAGGGTAGAGGCAAAGAAGGCGATAAGGTTAGCGACTATATTGTTGGCAACCTTTATCAAGACTGTTACGTATCCAGCATCTGGGTTGCATGTGCGTTCTGGTACGTTGCGGCGGTCAATAGTGCCGGGTAAGGTTGACCAGACGAGCAAAGGAATAGTCGGGCGCGTATTGATTGGTCAAGGTATTCCGTATGCGCGCATCCAGGAATACGGTGGGACGATCAAGCCTGTAAGGGCTCAGTACCTTGCCATTCCTTTGGAAGCAGTAAAGACACCATCTGGTGTAGCAAAGTTTGGGCCAAGACAGGCAGAGCAGTTTGGTTGGCAGACATTCATTGCGAAACACATTATCTTTGGTAAGAGACCAGGGGAATCCAGTGCCGCGTCCGCTCTCTCCAAAGCATTCCCGGACATAGCTGCATCTGCGCGTTCTGCTTCAATTACCCCCCTTTTCGCACTGAAGAAATCAGTAACGCTTCCGGCGCGTCCATATCTTCGTCCCGCAGTTAAGGCGAAAGCGCCAGAGATTAGAGATATGATCGAGCAAGCTATTAGAAGAGCACTGGAGGAATAATGGCGACTGTTCGAGTCTATTCAGCGGTAGCAAAAACAGCGACGCATCCATCTGGTCGTAGTTACACACTAACAGCCGGAGGCATTCTCGACATCCCCGAAGCTGAGTTGGATGAAATGGATTGGCGTGGTCAGGGCCTGGTTTTGCTTGGTGCGCCGGTATCCAACGCAGCTCGTTCTGGTTCTACATCAGATCGTCCAACGTATCAAAGCGCCCGTCCCCCGCGTCTTGGTGAGTCCTATATCGACACGACACTCAGTTACGTTGTGTACTTCGCTGGACCAGCTGGTAGTGCGGCAGGGACGTGGGTGAGTATAGCGGGTTCGACTGTATGAGTGGGGCGTTAGGCTTCAACCCGATTGGTTCATTTCCTATAGGCGGTCAGGTTGTAAACGCCATAGGCCGTGAAGCAATTTATTCTACGTTCTTTGCCCAGCTCAAATCCATCTTGCTTGTTTCCAACGGTGGTCCTTTTGGTTACATGGGGCGAAGAGCGGTAGCATTGGGCGGGCTGGCTAGTGAGCAGTATCCAGCATTCTTCTTTCTCGAGATTGGTGAGATATACGATCGGCATGTTCTGATCCGCCCCGCCCGTGTGACATTGCAGGCCAGTGGTGTTATCCAATCAATGCACGGTATCATACCAGATGATAGTTCTACTGCTGACATAAATAATCTGGCAGATGCGGTTGAGAGTGCAATCAACTCTGCGTGCGGTAGGACGGCACAGAATACACTGAACGGTCTTGTGCAAGAAGCATGGATTGATAGTCGGCAGTTGGTTTTGCCTGCAACGTATTCCAACCAGTGGTCAGAGCAGATCTTGGGCATTACGATGGTACTGCCCCATTCTCGCTAGGGGGTTTGGGATGGCGGGCGGGTCGGTTGGTGTTAGTCAAATTGGTGACTTTGCTATAGGCGAAGGAGAAGTAAACAGTGGTCTTCAATCCTTTAACCAGTTACGAAGATCCGGGTATCGTTGGGTTGCCTATGCTTGGTGGGAACGCAACACCAGGTTCGGTAGCTAACTGCGTATTGCAGGCATATGCCGGTCCATCTCGGGTGTGGTTAGCAACGTTTGCCAGTACCGCATATGCCTCTATTCCTGTCACTGCATTCACCAAGACGCATGGAATGATGGCTGGTGATATTGTGATCGTGGTTGGGGATGACGTGACCCACGTCTGGACGATGGGTGCGGGCGGTGTCCGTGATGTTGTATATTGAGGGCAGCGCAGGACAGCCTAAACACATGCCCCGCTACATGGCATCAGGCCATGTCCATACAGGGCGCCCAGACCATGCCCAAGGGCAAGGGCGGGGCATGTTATGAGCCAGCCTGCCCCCTTCATTTGAGCGGCATGTAAAAAGTAAAAGCGAAAATGATACGTCTTCAGTTTTCATCTATGCCGGGTTTGAGTGCGGAGGCCATCAAGATATTTGAGAGAGGATGGTGTTCCCATGTAGATGCAATTATGCCTGATGGCAGTTTGCTTGGTGCTAGGTCTGATGTTGTTGGTGGACAACCACCTGGAGTCCAGGTTCGACCCGCCAACTATGAGGTATGGGATCGATTGCAGATAGTCTCACTACAAAGTTCTCGTTTTAATGAATCCGCTTTTCTGGATTTTCTACGGGCGCAGATAGGTAAACCTTATGATCACTTGGCAATCCTTGCGTTTTCTGCGCACCGAGATTGGCACAATGCGGATAGTTGGTTTTGTAGCGAACTGCAGGCTGCGGCGCTTGAGGTTTGTGGTTGGTTTCCGCGCAAATTAGCTGAGGCATCGAACGAGATCACACCACGCGATCTTTTGCTTGTTATAAGTCCTTGGGTTGAAAATTAGTGAGCGGTGCCGACCCATTAACGTATGGCCAGTTGCCTGTCGGAGTTGATCCGACTGCCTGGTACGGGAGACAATACAATCCAAACATCTCCCTTGCGGTTTGGAATGTTCAGGACCAACTCAAACACCGCGTTACATCAGTTTTTGGCAACATCGGCCTTCCAATACAAGCATACGTCTATCCAGACTTTGATAGGGATACGTGGTGGTCTGGTCCTGAGATTGGGTTCGTGCTACTTGTCTACCGAGGAACGCGTCTGTCGAAGCCGCTATCAACAGATGCAATGGTGCAAGAGCGCACGCTTGAATTCAATGTTGTGGTACTTGCGCGGACGATCTCGTGGGCCTTGAGGGGTAGCCAATCTGTTTATGCACTGGTGGACGCAGTTGAGAATGCACTAACTGGGTTTCGCCCGCATGGTTGCCGTAACGCTTATTTCACCGATGAGCGGTTTACGGAACGAGATTCTGAGGGTGGCGTCTGGTTGTATGAGTTGAAGTTAGAAGTTATTACGATGCGGCCTAAGATGGATGAGAACTACATTTTGGGTCAGTTGCAGGATGTTATCAATCAGGTCTACATGGCCGCGACACCCGGCCAACCCCAGATGATAAATAATTCACGGCAGTTGGCTGTTCCTGCAAATACAGTGGTAACAAAGATTGTCACAGCACTAGGTTTGACGGCGGTGCTTGGCGTTGATTATCAGTTTAGCGTGCATACTGGAATCATTGCCATGCAACCAACATCAACGCTTCTCGTGCCCGGAACAGAAGTGACGGTTTTCTCGGCCCCAGTCATCGAGACCAACTAAAAGGGTCACGTTCATGAGTTTCTTCCACGGAATCACGGTCCTTGAGACAAAGACTGGCGGCGTTGGTATTCAGACGATCACTGCTGCGGTCATCGGTCTCGTTGGCGCAGCACCAACATGGGCTGTTTCCGCATCCGCTATCACGCAGCCACCAGCAGTGGATGGGTTGTTTCTTGTAAATAATACAGCGACTGCGAATGCTTTAGGTCCGTTGCTGCAAGGTTACTCAATCCCTTACGCGATCAACCATATTCTGCAGCAATCGGGACAGAATGGTGTTGGTCAGATTGTCGTTGTCAATGTCTTTGATCCTGCCACGCATCAGACGACAGTTACGGGGCAATCATTGACCTTCCCTGGGTCGGGATTGCAGTACGTCAACTTGGGGCATATGGGAATTGTTGGCCCTGGGTTGAATGGATATTCAGGCTCTACAACGCTTGTGCTGAAGAACGCAGGTGGATCGGTCACCTACATCGAGAACACAGATTACACTGTCGATTACGTCAATGGGTTTGTGTACGCTAAGTCTGGTGGTGCAATAACTACAGGAGAAGCAGTGCAGGCCACTTATGCCTACTGCGATCCATCCAAAGTAACCGATGCTGACCTGATCGGTAGCGTTTCCTCCGGTGTTTATTCGGGTATGCAGGCGTTCTCGTTGGCGTTCTCCAATTTTGGTTTCACCCCGCGTATCCTAATTGCTCCTGGTTACAATGGTTATGTTGGTAGCAAAGATCAGACTGTTGCTTCTGCGCTTCTGACCGTTGCAAATCAGTTGCATGGAATTTGTTACATTGACAGCACGGCTGCTGAGACGGTGGTTAGTGCTTTGGCGAGTAGAAGTAGCCCGGCATCCTCGTTTGGTCTCTCATCTGCTCGATCTGGTTTATGCTTCCCCAATCTCTTTTTCCAGGATATTGGAATTCTTCCCGCAGGCAATACAATCAATTCATCGGGTGTAATTGTTAACGCCAGCGCTAATGTATCTACAGATGGGCCGTACTCGGCTTGGGCTGCTGGTTGTCATTCGGCGCAGATTCTGGAGAATGGTTTTTGGGTGTCTCCGTCGAACAGAGCACTCATTGGGCCAACGGGTCCGGATACGAACATTTATATGTCAGCGTTCGATCCAAATGCAGATACCAACAATCTGAATGCTGCTGGTATCATCACTGTTATGAA